GCTGTTACTTTCGGGGCTGCGCCGTCTATCTGGTAAGTGACAATACCGTCAACATTCACATACACCTCCAGGGTATGGCTTGCCAAATCTGCCCAGTCATCGGTGGTGTCGGTGGTTGTGGTATCGCCGTTGTCATCGATGGTCTCAATAGTTATATTACCCGAGATCACGTTTAAGGCCGCCATATTATTGTAATCGTCGATGGCGGCCTGATACGCCTCGGCCGTCCGAAACCCCACGGCGCAATCATCCGTGCCGCTGACATCGGTGAGGTAAAACGTCGCCTTGAAATAAAACGCATCCGTACCGATCACGAACGCGGATCTGGACCGGGCCGTAATCCCCTGGCTGATCTCCACCCCGTCATCTGCGTTCGCCACGTCCATGGCAATGTTCAATCCGCCTGCGGCGAGGCTGGGGGCCAGGATGGTTTGGGTTCCGAGGATATGATATTCAAAAATGTTATCCTCAAATGCCATCACGTTTTCATCGCCGGTTGTCCCTGTGGCCGCGCCGCCCGCGATCTTTGCCGTGACCGGGTTTGTCTCGAATTCCTCCAGGGTAAAGCGGCGATCCAGATACGATTGTTTCACCTGGTCCGCCGGTAACTGGCATACACCGCCGGTAACTTTAATGCCCTTTTCAAAGGTCCATAGGGACGTGATAATTTCCTCTGTCCGTGGTGATAAAGCCAGCAGGCTAAATAATGCGACTACCGCGACAATAACCCCTATCCATGTTTTTTTACTGAAATTTTTCATACGTCTGATCCTCCGTCTGTTTTTTATTTGCACTTAATTGCGTTCCTAACTGCTCGGGCATCTCCCGTAGGTCGCTTGCAATCGCTTTGATGCCTTTATAGTATCCATTGACCTCGGGAGTTTGACCTAATTTATTCAGCTTCTTATCCGCAGCCTCCCATATGCGTTTTAAGAGCGTATCTAAATACGCCCAGTTACTGTCCCTCATGAGCACGGCCAGGCGTTCGCCTTCCTCTTCGTCCAGGGCCGGGCCGGATGGAAAATCCGTCATACTTGTTCTCCCTGTGGCGCCATGAGCTGTGGCCGCATCTGTGGCAGTTGCCGGGCCAGTTTTTCGGCCTCATCATCCACTTCTTTATCGGTCGGATAAAAATTATCCGGGTCCAGATCGTAGGCCCGGGCCGCTTCGCGCAAAAAACGTAAGACCTTTGTAAATTGGGCCGTATATTCACTCGACAGGGACAATTTCATGAGCTCCATGATGTTTTGTCCCCGCTCTGCCTTTTCCAGATAACTTTCCCATCCCTTGGCCCTGGGCGTGTAATCGCCCTTGATCTCTTCCCTCGGGTTGGTGAGCATATGCCAGTGATAAAATCCGGTGACTAGTGGGGTGATGTGGCCCTCATCGTGATTACTTACCGTGCCGCCGATCATCTTGTTCCCGGATTCGGTAACCTTGCTGATCTCATATGCAGTCGTACGGGCCTCCATCTTCTGGCCCGCAAGTGTGCGGGCGAGTCCTGATTCGTCGTCCGCAAACTGGCGGAAAAATTCGATCAATTTGGGAGTGTTGCCCGTGATATCCGGGGGACTGTAGAATCCTAAAGCCTTATGCACATCATCCACATTCTCGTTGGTCATAAAAGCTTTTCCCGGGTACAGGCTCTTATTCTGTCCCGGTGCAAGGTTTCTGGGGTTCCACCACATTAGGAGATTGCTGGCCAGGGCTTTATTGTCCAGCATGGCACGTGTCAGGCCGTTTACTATCATCTGGCTGTCTTCAATGTTTTCCGGAAGCCCCACGCCTGCGGCCTCGTGTGGCAACCGCTCCCATTCGGCCTTGTAGATGTTGCGGTACGGCAGGGGATTGATCCTGGGCGACCAGATGACCAGGGGTGTTTTTCCCTTGGCCACGATGCACTGGATCTCCGCCTCTGCGCCATCCAGCCGGCTGAGATCCCCGGCGCTCTCTCCGTCATATTTTTTTAGATATTTTATGGGCGCCCGGCCCATGAATGTGTAAACCGGTATGACGCGGCGGTGTTTATTGTATTGTTCCCGGACAGGGCCCTGGGAGTCGTCCTCCTCTTCGCTGGCTTCATCCATGCTCTTAAATTGATCAGCGATTTGGCCGATGGCGGCCTTGTTATAACCCGGGCGTTCCGTGAGAGATATAAAACGGCCCTTGCTCATCATCTCGCGGACGATAACGCCCTGGCCTTTTTGATGATCCGGGGTTTCCAGATCCCAGAACACGCTCCAGACGCCGGGGTTTTCCACTGTAGGCCGCCACACGGCTTTTCGCCGCAGGGTGTGCCTGCCGTACTGCTGAAGGATCTCCGGGCTGTAATCCATGCCCTGGGATCCGGGTACGCCAAAATCAACGGTTACATACGGGGTGGAACGATAGAGCGGCCCCCATAACCACGAGTGCCCGTAAAGGGCCATTTCGAGTATGGCCATGGTGGTCTGGGTGGACGCCCTGCACTGGGTGAAATCATCCTCAATCTGCTTTTTCATAAGCTCGCACCGCAGGGCTGCGGTCTTGGGATCCAGATGCACGCCGGGGGCTAGCTCCGGGATAGGGGTGCTCGATATATCCCAGCGGATATCATTACCACGGAGGCAGATGGCCCTTACCTGGTTGTACCCGGCAACGACCTTCTGCTTTGTTAGCCGCACAAACACCTTGCTCCGCCAGTCTTTTCCTTCCGTGGCCTTCCATCGCTTCAGGGCGGCGGAATCGTACCGGCCGCGAAAGGCATCATAGCCACGACGCCAGGTTTGCTCATAGAGCTGGCTGCGCTCGTCTTTAAACCACGTAAATAGGTCATCGGTTATGAATTTTGCCAGTTTGTCTTCGTCGCTCATGGTGCTGTCCGTTCTCTTTCTTTTGTCCAGAACTCGATCATGTAATCCGCCTGTTCTTCCCTGTCTTTCCAGCTCAACTGATAATGGTTATAGGGGATGATCTGCATGCCCGACTGATCCGGGTTAATGGGGTTTTTCTTCCATGCAACCTGGACGCCGGCCCAGGAGGGGACCTGGTAGCCGCTTGAAAACGTGATGAACTCATCATCGATTTTGATCATGGTGTTACCTCTCAATGAATAAATAAATGCCGTTTCTTCCAGAGCTGCTCGACCTTGCGATGCCGGATCTGGGTGTCCTTGCCAACCATTTTAAACGTTAACCGGTGCACGCGGACAATGGGCTCACCGTGCCAGGTATAATCCATATAGCTTCGGTGATCATAGGTTAAAAGGGCCAGATTTGTTTCCATGGCCTTGATCATTTCGGGGCTGCCCGGGTCCTGGCCCGTGATCTCGCGGACGGCATGATACACGATGCCGTAAATCATCTTCTCATGTTCGACCGCCAGATCATCCTCCATGCGAGGACCGTGGTTTAAAATTTGCATTAAAGACTACCCTCCAGTCCTATTTTTATTGTAATAATAAGAGAATCAAATTCAATAATCCCGTGCCCCGGAATTCATAAGGTCCTATATCATGGACGCCTCGCGGTGTTGGCCTCCCGTTAAGGTCTGTATCCAGACCGGTGTTATACCCTACATCACAAAAAGCAGATCCTCTAATAAGATTGAAGTCAGCACCGGCATAGTCCTTGAAAACTGCTGTCTCGGTTATCTCAAACAGACAGTCAGTAAAAGTCAAATCATCAAGCGCATTCTTCGCCTCAATCACCGCCTCTGATTCTATAAAACCGCAGTTGTAGAAAAACACAGGTTCGTCAGCGGCCAGACCGGCGGGATCAAGCGTTGTCATCCAGGTATTATAAACACTGACAGCCTCATCCAGGTCCAGGGTGCCGCGGATTCCAACATTTGAGACAGTACAGCCGGTGGCATTTTCCGGCACTTGGAGGATGTCACCCTCTGGGATCAGGGAATATTTGTAAGTATTACCTATTCCTAAAGTGACTGTGCTTCCATGAATTATCCGTTTGATTGTCCAATAATCACCAAAAATCTGGTTACCAACATGAGAAAATCCTACTCCATTAAGAGTAATTGGATGTCCACTTGTGCCATCACTATCAGACATATCAGCGTTACCTATTGAGTTGGCTTCGGTAGTTTTAGAGAAATCATCAGGAAGAAAATAGAAACCTGCGGCAAGGACAACAGCCACAGTATTTGTGCTATCAAACTCTTTGGGAGAAGTAGACGGATAAGGAATTGCTACTGTATGCGCCGGATAAGAGTCTAAATCAGCGAGTGCCCCTGTTGTGAGAGAATCAGCATCTTGACCATCCCTTATGGTTGCGCCGTTCAAGGTGATATCGTCCGAGATTACACCATTTGTGAAAGCATCCTGTCTATACCCTGCTAAAACAGTTGCATCCCAATATGTGTTTAATGTACTTTTCCCAGCGTAATAATAAGTTACCGTTCCTACCGGGTAATCATAAGTCACCGCGTAAGAAGGTGATCCTCCCTCAACATAAATTTCCCTGTTATAGGCTAATGTAAGTCTGTGTGTTCCCGCAGATGTCATATTGGCAGAAGACGACATTGATTGTGGACTGGCTTGAGGTTCACCATATTCACCCAACGCAATATCAGTGGCATTAGCCGCAGTTAGAAACTTGTCAAACACCACTACTTCATCAATCTGACCGATAAAGAATAAAGTCTGTGTTCCTTCCGTTCCTATGCAAACCTCTTCATCTGCCACACTTAGTTTATTGGCATCTAAGGTTGCAATTCCAGTTAAATCAGTTCCTACCACTGCCCCATCAGTATCACGCACCCGGATGGCATATGCCTTATCACTATCTTGATAACTAAATGTAATATGATACCAAGTATTTATAGATAGATCAGTAGTATGGGATACAGCTTCATATTCAGTGCCAGAATTGAACCCCAGGTTAAGAGTAGCTCTAAATGTTGTTCCGGCCCCGACTGTGGTATCGTATATTTCAGCAAAGAATGACCGCTTATTGATTGCAGGGCCAGCGTATTTCGCATAAATGGGATGATCCGCGTCGTCAGTCAATGTGGTAGGTCTTACCCAGGCGGACACGCTAATAATCTTTTGAGCATCGTCGCTTTTTAAAGGATAGCCCGCCGCTAAAACTGCATTTGCCCTGGTGTAATAATCATCTCCGTCCAGGGTAACACTATACAATCCTTGATGATAGTTGGTTCCGTTTGCTGCCGGATCGCCATTAGACGTTAGTGTCTCGCTCTCTTTTGAATCCGTCGTTAATGCACCAGTCTCAAAATTATAAAGGGCAAAACAATCAGTGTCTAATGAGAAGTCATTATCTCCAATCGGCGGATCTTCCTCACCGGATTGATAAACATAGGCTCCCTGCTCCCATACCACTCCATAATCATCTTGCTTTAATGTTGATACAGTAGGCGGAAAAGTTGAAAAATCTGTGTTGTTAGGATCAAGACCATCATCGTAATACATATTATATGTTGTTCCTTGAACAGTTATAGAGCCAGCAAGTCCGCTTAAATCAGCTCCATTATCAATACAGGGCGACGAACCCAGGAGCGTATAATCATACCCAGCAGGATTAGTAAAACTCGGATCGGTCGTATAGTTATCCGATACTGTCCAAGCGCCCCCGCCGTATACTGAGGTTCCATAGTTTCCATAGAAAATATTATTCCTGATTAAACGATCACCATAATGAGTCCCGGAAATGTATATACCTCCGCTGTCAAATCCAGCTTCCGGTTCTTCATTCTGCCCATCTGCATTGTCTACAAAAGTATTATTATAAACATAAATATCTGTATTGCCTCCATTATAACTTGAAATGCAAAGGCCAGTATCATCGTTTCCAAAAACTATATTGCTCCACCAATGACTGTTTTCTGCCCCTGCCATCATCATCATGCCATAGGAGCCGTTGTCGTAAACCTTATTACCATAAATATAGTTATTATTTCCGGCATTTAATTCATCATCAAACATCAGGCCAATTCCATAATCACCGCAGTTATGAACATGATTAAATCTGATTATCGCATCATGGGTATGTTTAGTTGCGATTCCACCTTCATCATAATGGCCATAGCTTTCATTGTATTCAACAAGTAGCCTTGCTCCATCCTCAAATTGTATACCCGTAGAACCAAAATCCCCGGTTCCAGAATAGAAAAACTTATTATAACTAACAACCATATCATACGTGCCAGTCATTTCTAATGATGCGCTTGCAGGCCAGAGCGGATTGCCTTCATCAATACCAACTCCAATATCTTCAAATGAGCATCCATCTCCAGATGCCCCTCCTACTGTGATATAAGAACAAGCACCTCCGGTATATGTTACAAGCAATGCTCGTAGAATAGCATCATGAAAATGACATCGTTTGAATATGATATTTGTACTTCCCCCAATAACTAAAACAGGATCATAAACAGTGCCATTCCCATCAAATTCAAAGTCTTGAATAGTAATATAATTCCCACCGTCTATCTTAAAAGCATAACCCCCAATAGCGCATGTGGCAGATATTTCAGCATGCGTTCCACCAGGCGTGTTTATGGGATCATAGTTGCCAGCTTGATACCCGTCAAGGATCACTGGATGCCCAGATGTACCATCGACACTAACCGATATAGATGTAGTAATGATTCCAGAAAAATAGAATACATCGTCTGAATAGTCGCCAGAGAGAGCATTAAAACCGGCAGCAGAATAATCAGCACCGCCTCCGCTTTGGGTGACCGTATATGTTGCCGCCCCTGCCCAGGTAGGTAGGAGGAGGATTAGGATGGTTGTGAGTAGGATCTTTTTCATGATTTATTATGGTAATAATATATAGAGATACAATTTTCCTGTGGCCGTGCCTGCCGTGTTAAGATTAGCGCCGGTAAAAGAGAGTGTTTCATTTACCAGGAAAATAGGTCCTGAACTTAACCAATCGACCGGGTACCGCCGGTTTTCATCACTTACAGCGGCCTGTGGGAAATTGTCCCCGGCGCCATTCAGTACGTCATGACTATTACCTGCGTCCGTGATGTCAATATCATAATCATCATCCGGCACGCTTACTGTATCGGGCACAGCATAGATCCCGATAATTGTCCCGGTTACCGCGTTAATGGATCCCCCCGTGGCCGTGGCCGTGCCATCCGTGGATGTCCAGGTCCAGACGATCTCGCGGACACCTTTAGCCCAATCGCCCCGTGTACGGGTCATATCACTGGTGACCACTACCGTACCCGCCGCCTGGGCATATCCGGGCTGAAATAACATAGCGAATACAAACAGCAACATAAGGAGTTTGGCGAATAATCCGCAACAAAAATTGGCGTGGGTCAGTATGGGGGCTTTGGCCTTTGACTTACAGATCACCCGGGGTGTCGCCTTGTGGTACTTGTTTTGGACACCATCGATGTCCGGATGTACGCATGGCCTGAGAAGCACGGGGGATTTATCTTTAACCGGGGCGATAAGCCATTCTTTGGTTAAGTCCCAGTATCGGTAAACCTTACATCGTTCATTCTGTTGATTCTTCATCGCCTTTTTATCCTCCATTCCCGATAGTTTCTGATTCCTGATTTAAAGCCTGGGTTTTATGGCAGTCCGACTCAATTCCCATAGTCCCACGGCGGAGGCGCCGGTCATCAGACCATATATCATATGATCCACGATCGATACCACCGTCCAGGGCAGGGCTTTGTATGGTATGGCCAGGATACCCAGGCCGACACCGATTATCACTGCGATCAGGGCTTTGTACTTATCGCTAAATGATACAAATTTATAGATGATTCCCAGGATTACCGTCAGAATAACCGGGATTGCATACGGACCGAATTCTATTTCCATTATTCACCGCCTTCCTCTCGAGACTGCAATCGTTCGCTTCTAAATCGTTGATTTTCATAACCCCTTAATGACATCGTCATTTCTGTCTATGTTCGCCTGGACCACAGGGATCGCGGCCAGACATTGTTCATCGGTCATACTGCCCACCTTATCCAGGCGCTCGCCTAATTTCACCAGGCCTTTTACCAGGAGCAAGGCCAGCTCGAATTGTGCGTTTGTCATTACTATTTCTCCTTTACGATATAGGGTTTAACGAGCAAGATCAGATCATCAAAAAGCAGCGTGAACTTACTTTCCTGCCCGGTATTGATAGCCCCTTGCGTAATCACCTCGCCCCAGGCGTCCAAGGCCAGTTTGGTTTTGTGCACTACTGGAGACACATTTTCGCGCAGGTAGGCTTTTGTTTCCTCCGGTTGCTTTGGAAACATGGCGATGTAATCCTCCTGGGTATCCTTGAAAGTCAGTTGCGCGAAGTGATACCGCTTCGTTGGAGTGTCCAGGTTTCGCCAGTCAACGATAATATTCTTCGAGCATCCCTGAAATGCCAGAATTGTAGCTATAACCAGAAGTGCTGCGAATACCGAATAAATATTCTTCTTAAAATTTTTCATGATTTAACTCTCCGTTTATTTTGATGCGCCCTCTTTAAAAGCCGCCTCTTTGTTGGCCTCCTCAAATTTTGTATTTGTTATGTCGATTTTGTGAATCTGAATTTCCACATTATGGCGCTTCCGGCCCTTTTCAGTATCATCCGTTCGCACACTGGTTACCTTGGCCTTTGCCTTAATTTCCACCATAGCGCCGGCCTGGATGGTCTGTAGAATTTTTATCTTATCCACCTCCGATTTATCGAAGTGCAGCCTTGCCCCGTAAGGATATCGATCGCCGTCGGATTCTGTAGGCATGGCTCCTTTTACAATTTCCTTTTGGGTTTTCTTCGGGATCTTTAAATCAACAAGCGCCATAGTCTTACTCCTTGTTTTTACATCGCTGTTTGGGCATCGAGTGGGATATATTGATCCTGTTCCGACGCAATAATTTCCTGCCGTGTGGGTAGGCGCCATTGATCAGCCAACTGGTGACACAGGACACCAATACTGTCCACGATGTCCTTTTTCCTGCCCCGTGGAAAACGCCTGAGCTGGAACTCCGTATCAAACAGCCAATCCGGCTGATCCGGTCCTTTGACCGGGAGGTGGACCGCGCCTTCCCGAGCCCGGCCCTGAAACGGCCTTGCCTTGCTAATCTTATCACCCCGGGGTAATTGCGCCGTAATATTGGGGAAAATATTTGTCTCCCGCATTTTCAGTTTTAAAAAGGGCATAATAGCCCGCTGGATGTTCTCTGCTTCCAAAGTAAAGATCCCGGGTTTATACAAAGCCTGGATCTCCAGGACGTTGTCGATGATCTCCAGGCTGTCCCAGTGACCGAAGCGCACATGCACGATCCAAAGCTCATGATCATAATCCAGCCCCGCGACCACCAGGGCGGTATCGGCCGCCGTCTCGGCCTCGGAGATCGCCAGATCCCCCGCCGCATACATCTTGAGATATCGAGGCACTTTTTTATACCGGCCAAACCATTTGAGCTGAAAAAAGGCGTTTTCATCTTCCGGCGCAGGATCAAGAAGGTACTGACAGGAATAAATATAAACCCCAACCATCGGATCTTTTTTGATAGCGTCCAATTGATCCGGACCATACTGAACAGGCCATAACGTCCTGCGTTTTCCGATACCGCTTTCAGGATCAACAATAGTTTCCTCGGCAGGCCGCTTATACACCCTGTAATTACCACTCCGCTCCATCTCACAATGAAGGTCGCCGTCGTCATATATTGTGCCGCAGATCTGGGCATTACCGTACGTGGTAAGGATAGAGCTCCGGACAATGCCGTATTGATCTCTGAGCTTTTTAATCTGATCGGAAGTGGTGGTGTTTTCCGGGACGACCAGGTCATCGAACTTGATTCTTGGGAAATGGGATCCTGTGGGCATGGCCTCGATCCCGAACGCCGTAAGGGCCGCCTCCTGGCCCATGGTAAAACCGGGCAGGTGGATCTCGTCTGATGACCAAAGCGGACATTCACTCCGGTTTTCGGGGTTTTTCCAGA